TACCCAATAAACCTACACATTTATTAAATAATGAACGACCCATTCTGAAAGGTGTAGGCTGAAAATCTACTCCTTCGATTTGTCCTCCACCGGCAAGTCTTGCTTGGAAAACTTCGACTGAAACTGTATAGACGGCTGATTGAACAGCTGCATTTCCAACATAAGTTGATCCGCCAGATAAGGCAGCAACTCCGGATGGGATGACATTAGCTTCGAGTATATCGGCATTAGTGATCGATTGTGAAAAGGTATATTGGCCAAGATTATCTGCCAGCACAACTCTTGTTCCGTTGTAAGGTGATCCGCATCCTGTGATGACAACTGATTGTCCTTCGGTGAATTCATGTATTCCTAGTGTAGTGAAAGTAGCGACATTATCTGTCAGCGATACTTTTTCGATTGGAGCTTTGAATGTAACTAACATTGGCAGAATAACTGTTTCTGCGGTATCGATAATTTGATTTAAATAAGTATCATCATAAAGAGAGGAACTTACACCCAATACAGAACGCAACTGGGTCGCGGTAATAATTGTTGGCATAAATTCCTCTCTTAGACTCCCATTATTAGCTGCCTGAGATCGGGAGCAACCTCAGGCATTAAGTTAAATTAAGAAACTGTTAGTTTGCGGAATGCTGTTGGGTAGCGATTAACTACTGCAACATATCCATAAACGCCAATCTCAATACGGCCATTAGCAACAATATTGGCACGAAGCTCAATTCTTGGTGACTCATGGAAGCGCATTGCGTTTGATGGATAAACTAATGCAAACTTATCGCCTGTGTAGTTAGGATCAACTACTAATGAAAGTCCAGCAACTGTTCCCTGAGTCGAGCCCTGAGAAATTAAACCGCCAGCATTCTGCGGAATCGCAGCTGCAAATAGAGGTCGGTTAGAACCATCAACTGCTGAAAGTAAGCCTGTGAAGCTAACTGTTCCGGCTGCTGTTGGTGCAACGCATAGACGATTTGGAGTTGAGCGAGTTACCTCATATGAATCAGCAATACCATCAGCAATTGCTGCATAGATTGATGCTCCAGTTGAAGCTGCTGCTGCATCGCGTGCAAGACCTAATGCGTAAGCATCTGTCTTTTGTGCGTAAGATGCTGCTAACTCACGAACTAATAAATCAGCAAATGATCCGCCATCAATCGCAGATCTGTCAAATAGCTCAACATTGACCACATTAGCGCCCGCGAACTTAACGACTGAATCTTCTTGATAGGTAACAGTTGTATCTGTTGATGAAAATTCAGCACCTTCAGCAGTTTGTGCAACTGTTGCTTGTGTTCCCAATACAGGTGTGAAGATCTTCATTCCTGTTGCAGGAAGTGGAGCGCGCTCTATTGAATCAATAAATGGGCGAGATGCATCAATAATTCCAATTGCATCGCGTAGATAATTTGGTGGAACAGATCCGGTGTTCTCAGATACTGTTGCAATTTGTAATGCTGCTACTAAATCGCGTGCATCTGTATCGCCTTGAATAGCGCGAACCTGTGCATTTAGATATTGTCCCGCTGTAACATTTGTATCAACGCGTGGCTTTGTGTATGCCATGTAGTTGGCTGTTACAACTGGAGCTTGTGCCGCTTCTACCGCTTCGGTCGCGATAGGAGCTTCAGATGTAATCTCTGACACTTTGTTCTCCTCTGTTGTTGTATCCTCAGCGGCTGCTTCGGAATTCTCTATTGGTGTTTCACTAGCTGCAACTTCAGCCACTCTTGCGCTATCAATTGCTGGTTCTGTAACGAGTGAAACTTCTTGAAGTGTGCTTGATTTAATTCTTAGCACGCCTTCCTCATTTTTCCATTCATTAATTTTTACACCCACACTAAAACCATCACGAAGCCCAGTTGCAGCTTCCTCTAATGCATCATCGGCTCTAAAAGTCTTGGCTAAACGAAATGTGGCTTCCAAGCCTGAATCTGTAGCTGTTATATCAATTAACTTACCTAAAGGTTTGGTTGTTTGATGCTCAAGCAATAATTTGACAGGCTTTGAGAAATCAATTGAATCTTTTTCAAATACAGTTAATCCTGCACTTGTTGAACCTTGCTCATCCCATGTAACGATCTTTCCTGAGATTGTGCGCTTGTTAGTGTCGGCAGCTGTTATTTCTATTGGGAAACTAATTTTCATCGAATTAGATCCTCCTCCTCTTGGATTTGCTCAACGCTCATCGCGCCAATGCGGTTTAGGATTTCATAAACTTGCGCACGCTCTAAAGCAGATCCACGCAAGAAATCATCTATGTCAAAACGCGTTTCTATGCCGTTTGGGCAGAAATCCGCGGCAGATAGGCGTTGCTCAATCGCTGTCAAGATTGGTCGTAATGAGAAATCAATTAATGCTTTTCTTTCGGCTGTCATGTTTGAATAAGTCATTGAAGTTGTTTCAGCAGATACAAAACTAGCCGGAATTCCTGCTGCCCTGCAAATTTCCAAAGCTAAGTATTGACGCGCTTCATTCATCTGAAGTGATTTAGGATCAAAGCCTAAAGTTTGTAATTCAACATCAGCATTTAAGAATGCAGTTGATCTTGTTGATCTTGAAACTTTCCAAGACTCTAAAAGTCGCGTAATTCTTTCAGGAGTTAAGTTTGTGCCATTTGATTTTAAAACCATTTGTGGCATTGGCTCTTTAGCATACATTTCAGCTGCTTTTTCTAATTCGGCTGCTGCTTTAATTGTGCGACCTGCGCGATTAAGTATTCCTTCGTCCAAACCATTGAATACAATTAAACTGCCCAAACCAAATGGCGGCACGCGCTTTTGATCGACTGTGTAGTATTCGATCTCAGTCGAATCAGCATTTAATGATGCGAATACTCTACTAGGAGCAATTCTTGTCCATGCTCTTATTCTTGAGGCATCTGTTGCAGCATAAGCATCCATTACCATTCCATAAGCTACGCCATAAAGTAAAAGATCCTCAGCGATCCAAGCATAAATTGCTGAACCTGCAACTCTTGGATCTGGTTGCATAATTACGCGATTTGGTCTTACATGTTCATTTGTAAAATGATTGTATTGCTCTAAAGGCAAAGATCCGACTGTTGAGCAAATTATATTTCTTGCGCGTGCTCCAGATGGTATTGCCATGAATTGTTCACGCGTTGCAGTTGTTGTTCCAAATAAAATTCCACCAACTAATTGTTGTGAATTGTAAGGTGCTAATGCAGCAGCTACATCAACTGAATTTTCTGGTTGAGTTGCTCGAAATCTATCTAATAATCCCATTAGCATATAATATACCATAAAGTCAATATATTATGCTATTTGAATATCAACTTCCGTTTCTACCTGTGTTGCAAAATAGGTTGCTAAAGCAGATGCCACAGCTGCACAAACTGCGACTCTACTTGCACGCCTTCCGATGATCCATGACCCATCCCCATAGGGCAGTTTTGCAGCGGAAAGTGTTTGTTGGGTCAGTTCGTCTTGACCCCCGTGCTGTAATCGATGGGAATTGATTGCGCCTAACCACCGATCACACGATTCAGCATATATCGCCCCATCCATATCTGTAATGGGAATTCCAGCAGGAACTAACCGACTTGCGACAGCTTGTGCAGTCCTTTTGGAATAAGCGACAGTCTGAACATTATATTTTCTTACATAAGGCGCAATATCGTTTGCAACCGCTAAATCATTGATTGAATAATCATTTGACCATGTGTGGAGTAAAACTAAATTGAATTTTTCACCCGGAAGTTTTTGAGTAGCCACTAAAGCGCCAAATTTACGATCTGGACTTAAATCTAATCCAAACCAAGTTTCTTTGTCAGGATCTAATGGTATTGGGTCAGTCTGGCATAAATTCCATTTTTGAACATCAATAGCTGAGTTTATTGTATCAACCCATAAACACAATACTTCAGTTTTTACAATATCAGGTGGATCATTAATAACTGCTTTTAAGTTATCTGGATGAATTGTTGTTCCAAGCGACGGATTGGCTTGAGCGAATGCTGGCCAATTGATTTCACCCGACGGAAGGGTAATTGGCGAATCAGGTTCGGCACTCCACTCAAACCAACCTATCGTGTCTAAAGGATTTGTGCTGGCTGCTAATGCACGCTCCCTTAGTTTATTAAGAATTACAGAATGCTGATCGCCAGCATTACTGTAAATCCAAACCTGCGGATTTTTTGAACTCATCATGGTATAACGCATTGATGACCAAGCATCCTCGTCTTTATATTCTCTCAACTCATCAAGGTGAATAGTCGATGGAGCTGAAATACCTCTCGAAGCATTGTTGGCTGCTTTTACCACAAACCTACGACCACCCTTTAATTCCATTTCCTCAGCGCCATGTTGCCATCTAATCTTTTTTACTTCACTTGCTAACTTGTCATTACTCTCAATAAGGGAAACCATTTGTCTAAATGTTTCAAGTGATGTAGTTAATCTATGAGCAGAGGATAGCTGTAGGTTTTCTCCCCAAACATACATGCCACACAAAATCCTCAACATCATAAATGTGGACT